AGACTGCTCGGTGTAGATTTGTAATAGATTTTTTCCTGTGAACGAGGCCATTCTATAGCATAATCTTACGTCAAGATTTTTAAGATCAGCAGTGAGTGCAGTAGTAGAGTTAATTCCGCTTTGACGGTTGAAGTCAACAATCCAATCAATATAACTGGCTTTGCTGATGCCATTACCATAAACTTCTACCCCATTGGCATCTAGTCTATAACGTTGGTTATACAGATATTGATCGTAATCTGTGTCAAATTTATAAAGATCTCTGTCGGCAAACAATGAGAAAAATTCAGCTGGACGAGTCAATGCCAATAACCGCATGATAGCAAACGGATATGCACTTGAAGTACGCCATGCGTTTTCTACAGGACCGTCATCACCTGCTGCCCAACTGCGTTGGAAATCATTGCTGTTAAAGTTGCCAACCACAGTTTCTATAGGTGGCAATAATGCACCTTCACTGCTGGCCGGTATTACTTGTAACAACTCAGGTCGAATGTATTCTGGACGTATGTAATTTGCCACAGGATCTCTTACTAGGCCTGCTGCTAGATCTCCCCATAACACCAAGTTGCCCGAAGTGTATGGCAAGGGGCCGTATTCGTTGATCCACCATACAGGTATTTCACTGAATCCTAACATTTCCCAAGGTCTAGTTGTGGGATAGATAGTATCGTAGAAATAATTATAGAGGCCGCGCCAGGCTCCAACAACTAATGGTTGATTGTCTGTGAGCTTGTTCGACGCTGTGCTGTAGTTCCAAGTAAATGCATTGGCTGATATGTAATCTTGTGATTTGTAATCCAGTTTGTTCCAGCCTACCCAGGTCAAGAAGTCTTGGTTTAAAATTTCTTGTATCTCAGTAAGAGAATAGTCTGTAGTGCGGAATTGTCCTGGAATGACTTCTGCTGCTGTCAGCGGCACAGGATTTCCATCCAGTTTCAAATTGTTATAAATTCTTGTTTCAAAATCCAACAGCAATTCGTCACGGAAATCATTAAATGCTCTAGTGATTGATCCGTCATGCCCGCGTATTACCAAAATAGGTTCTATATAGCCGGTGTCTAAAAATATTTCTGGAACATATGCTGGATACAATCCTAGTTTGGTAGGAGTGTTAGGAACATAACTTCCGTATGTGGCTTCGTATTCTTGAATGGTCACCACGTCGCCCACTGCTAGTGTTACCAATTGGTCAATGGTAATCACTGGGGCATCAACACTCACAATGTATTCTACATTTCTAGTCAACAGCCGATCGTTTACATATACCAACAACGCCTGATAGTTTGCTGATTTATAATTGTACACTTGCGTAAGATCAAACACTCGCCCAGTGATTGGAGTTATTGTAGTTTGAATCTGTGTGTATACTGTGCCTGTGGGCAACATGTCTGACCAATAAAATGGATTTGAACTTGTACGGCCAGTGTTGATTTCTAAAAATACTGCATTGAGTATTTCAGGAACAGTAAAATTTGTGTAGTCGCCTTGAACGGCTGTGTTTAAAAATTGTGCTTTGAATTTTTCGTATTCTCTTGAATTGTACGCTAGAGAAGCAAAAATATTGTAATCAGGCTTGCGTAGGAAATACCCAGCCAGGGTCATTGGAGAACTTTGTTGTAAAATATTCAATCCATACGGAACAATATTGCCAAGGTCTCTTGAGTTGTTGGCACCATTTATTGCACCAGTTAAATTGACCAAATTCTCAGCAATTGTGTCGTAGTGAGTTCGTATTGTACCCAACGTAAAGTAATCACTATTTCCGTTTAATGGGTTGTTTTCCAAATTGATAGGCACTTGATAAAATCCTACAGAACTAACTTGGTCGCTGAGAGCCAGTACTTCAACAATATCACCATACACTAATTTTGTGGTAGAATTAAATCTGATTACTGTGCCAGTATCAGTTGTGGTTGCTGTGTAGTTGCCTGGGTCTTGGAAAAGACTACTGTAGTCCTGAGAAATACTAGTGGCATAAACTTTGGTACTGGGTATTGTACCAGTGGGTAGCACAGCTATATCCAAGATGAATGGTGTTGTGGCCACAAGTTCTTTGAGCAACACTGTTTGAGAAATATTTACAGAATATGTTCCAACTCCCCCAACAGCAGAAATCAGCCCGGTGATTTGTGTACCTGCTGTGACACCACTGCCGCTGATACCTTGCCCAATCAACAATGATGACCCATCTGCAGGAGCCACAGTCACAGTGAGTGTGGTACCCAATATTGATCCAGTGATGGCCACTGGTTGATAGGTAAAGCTAAACTGTTGATAGATTTGGCTCTTGACTGCTGCTTTTTGCCAACCAATTTCCTTTTGATAAACAGTTCTATTCGCATATTGTCTGACATAACCTATACTGATATTTTCAGTAAATTGAACATTGTCTTTAACATAGATAAATGTATCTTTGTAAAGATTATTATCAAATACAATGTCACCAATGTTGTTTAAGCTGAGATATTGTAAAGGAAATCCCAACACAGTATCTGCCACAGTACCCGGGCCGATAGCGTAGCTGAATAACGGACTTCCACCAACTATAGTGCCAAGATTGTTTTTTGTAGTTGAAAATGTTGAGCTTGGGTACACAGCGAGATTGCCCAGGCTATATCCATTCAAGTCATACACATCAAACATAGGATTTTGATTTACTTGCGTTTTTTGTTGTGCTTGAATCCACTGTACACCATCATAATAAAATGTTGTACCTTCTAGGGTGTTGCCACTTAAACAAACCACACATTGGTCAATCAATGCTGCTGCGTCTGATGCTGGTACTAAATCAATCACAGGTTGATAAAACAAAGTGCTGTCGGGTAACGGACCAGTGGCTGGATTTATAAAGTTTACAACATAAATTTTATCTCTCACTTGGGGATCAGAATCTTGTGCAAAAATTACTCTGCTGCCTTGTGCCAACAAATAACCATCTATATAATATTCAGTGGCTCCATTGACATTTGAAAGTGCATCAGACTGATTTAAATCAATGATGTTTACAGGATCTTTGGCTTGTGTACCCATATCGTACAATCGAGTTCCGCCACGAAACTCAACTATAGGACGTTTGGCGCGGAAATTATTGTCTAATACAGCAATGGTATTGTTGTACTCAGCTGCTGCTTGTATTACATCAATATGGAACCAACGATTTGATCGGGTCCAGGCATTGAGATCTGGACTATCTAATGCTATGGTAATATAGTCAGGATCCAATGGTTGATTTAGTGTACCGTCCCAGTTGCCAGAATCCCATGGCACAAAATCCCAAGGTGTGCTGGCAGTTCTTTTGATTTCTGGAGTAACATACTCAGTCTCAAGCAATAACTGTATTGCTGTACCCACACCTGCCACATAATAAGTCTGACCTTGGTAACTGGAAGGTACTACACTACCTTGAAATGTAATTTTAAGATTGTTAGTGAACACAACTCCATTAGGAGCAGTGTATGTTTCTTTTCCAAGTATCTCTGTATCTACATTGATAGCTTGTGATTGATTTTGTTCAATCAAGCGGATTTGCCCAAAAATTTCTGGGTTAGTACCATCTTGATAAAACAACAAATCTTTTACTGCACTCAACAGTGGTATTTGTTGGAAATACCCTTCGGCATCACGATACCATTGGGTGGTACTGTATTGAGTACCAAACATAATAGTAAACTTGTTCAACGACGGAACTGCTAGTACGGGCAATAAATTTATAGTTTGGGTGGGTGCAGTTCCTAGATATTGTATCTGATATACTGTGGTAGGCGCTGTGGTATTGTTAAACACCAAGCTACGATTCTGTAAATTGGTTATGCCATCAATACCGGTAGGGTAAGCAGAGAAAAAATCCGCAACAGTTGATCCTTGTATTTGATTGTAATCAATGTCTGTGATTAGATCAACTTGTCCAGCCGTGGGCACAGTGGGCGCCAATACAAGATTGTAATAAAATTGTTGTGCGTTTTTGTATGGCACACTGAATGTTATAGTGCCGCCTGATGCACCATTGTTGGTCACACCCAACACATCTCTAGAACTGATGTTAGGTGCGTACGGCAAACGTCCATTTATACCTGGATCTGTTTGTATCCAAAATTGATTGGGTGCTTGATTGATTACAAATTGATATGTACCACCTCGTACCAAGGTAATCACTGGATTTTTTGCTGCTGACCCTGTGAATTTGTAATAGGTGTCGGCTCTGGTGACATCAAATGTATCAGTGGTAGGGATAGCAGTGGCACTGACATCCACTGATGGCGGACCACCAGGTAACCAATAGTATTGAGAATAGTTACTAAATTTGTCAAAATTTACAAAGGGATCCCAAGTATAATAATCGCTGGTATACAAACGTGCAGAATTGTCAGTAAACGCACCTTGTCGTGACAACGCATCTGATATACCTGGATATGTAATAGCATCAGAAATAGTATTTGTATCAGGTACTAAACTGATTACACCTGGTTCAAGTTGATAGTTGGCTCTATTAGTAGTGGGCTCAATCACATAATAGTCATTGGGATTTACTCCAGGTCCCACATGCCGTCCAACGTACCCTTGTGTTTTTTTAAATTCAGGCTCTTGTACCAATTGGTCCAGTGTTGCCGCCAAGAACTGTTTATTGGCGCTGGTCTGAAAGATTGGCGGTAAAAAATCTATAGGCTTGGTTGTGGCCATTAAATTACTCCGCTGCCAGGTGCAGTTCTTATGTTAGTTGAGGTCAATGCAGTGATCACTTCTACTGATTCTACTCCAGCAGCATTGACAAATATTTCGTTGGGTGCTGATCGTATTTCGTATAAATCACCAAAATAACGTTGTGGATCTACCGGCACTAGCACTACACTACTCACAATACCACCCATATTTCTGTGGATATAAGCAGCCAGTTCAGAGAAATAAAACGTATCACCAAAATTCCATATACCAATGTCAAAGTATTGATTAAGATTTGCCGCTACCAGAGTTTTGATTTCACTCACACTGGCAGTGGAATTCGCAGCACGAATCACTTTGATAGTGGCACGTAAATTTTCAGCAGCTTTGGGTCCAAACAATGGTTTAAAGGTCACTGAATTTAAAACTATATTGTCAGATATCATTTTATAAGCATCAAGCCCTTGATATGCTGTGCTAAGTTCATTAATTGTAGGAACATATGGCTCAGGCACTGTGCCAGTATTATCTTTGATCCAATTCTGATAAGAAGTATTGTAGGCGTTTGTTACCACATACAAATCAATAATGTTGCTGGTGCCCGGATCAATGCGATCTGTAAGTGGAGCATTGTGTCTATATTGGAAATACAACCCTGATCGACCTACCTTGGACAACCAGTCTATACTAATATCTACTAGAGTTCTTGTTCCATTGGTATCAACAACCAACTGATAAAATGCACCAATTTGTCCGGCAAGCGAGCCTATGTAAATTTCTTGATTGTAGGCATAGAAAATTTGGTCAACAACATATTCGTCTTTAACTGCTTCAATGTTATTCAATGTTGCATAGTTGCTGTTCACCCGGCCAGGTTCTACCAAAAGATAGCGTTGCAGATTGTCAAAATCCACAGTCTTTTCAAAGAACACGTATTTTGTGGTTGGGTTCACATCAGGTGCTACAATTTCGTCGAAGAAATCTGGATTATCTGTGACGCCGTCATTGTTACGATCTTCGTAGCTTACTATCACTTGATAGTCGTCAACTAGTCCATCAACTTGTACAGGTTGGTCAACAATTTTAAGATAGATATCATCAGGCAATGGACTATTTGAATCTGGCAAGCTGTTGGTTTTTAATACGTTGATGTAGTCGCTGACTATGTTACCGAGTCTAGGATCATAGATACGATTACCAGTTTCAAAGAAAAATCTAGTTTGCAGCACCGATCCAAAGTTGTATACCAAGGCTCTACTGCTCACAGTGTATTTTAATCCATCTGTAACTGCTTGTATCATCCAACTAGCGTCTTGATTAGTGCCCGATGTGTTGCCTGCATTGGCCTGACTCCATGATGCATCCACTGCCAGATTGGTATTGGTAATGAGATACCAAGTATACGCAGTTCCTGTAACGCTGCCGGTGCTGTCATATCCTAATCCAAAATTCCTGTACAATGTGATTTGATTGATAATGTCTTGTTGTAGTGCTGTAGAAAACGTGGTTACCAATATAGGAATTACCACTGTAGGGATAGCCCCAGTGGGTACAAACACATTTAATGTTACAGGCCCGGTGCCGTTGACAAAGTTTCCTTGTCCGTTATTGGTACCATCTTGATAGATGCTTTGAGGAGAGGCCCAGAAATAATATTTTTCAGCTGCTAGTGTAGGCACACCTAGTTTTAATCGATTGTCTGAGTCAAAGAAATATCCTGCAGGCGCAGCAAATTTTATCAAACTGTCTGTTGTGATAAATTTGGTACTGCTGCTAGAATAACTACCAATGATAGCTGGATATCCCAGAGAGTTTATAAAATAACCAGTGGTCTCATTGGCCAGTCTGGTACTTTGATTCCATGTTAGTCCCAATGCAGTTAGATCAGGTCTAGGAAAATTGGCGTAATAAAATTGTGTAAATGCAGTAGTAGCCACCAATGGTTGAAATTGATTTGTGACCACACTGGCAATTTCATTGTTGTTGACCCAGGTGAAGAAGAAAGAAGGAAGTTGATTTTCTTCCCAGATAGCACCATCGCTGGCAAATATATTTGTTGAGCTGTATTTTCCAGTATTGTCCACTAGATCAAGATATCTACTGGTACCAATACTGGCACGATTCAATGCATAACTCTTGATAATTGAATTGTAGTATGTAAATGGAAAGTTTGTGTAATCTTCTCCATTGACCATACGATTCTGAGTGTAGTATCTAGCTGGCGCACGTTGTTTGATCTCGTCTAATGTTTCTCTAGCTTGTGCATTGCTCACCGGAGTAGTGATGCCGCAAGTAAAAGTAATAGTCTGTAACTGCCCTGCTCTGCTGATATAGCTGATGGGTATGATCACACTTTGCATTTCTTCTGGATTGATAATGTATGTGAGACCATTGCTGGCACGCACATACGCACGGAACAATCCCACTGGAACAGCAGAAAATACTCCATCACCAAATGTCATGGTAATCTGATCATTGGCTCTACTCAATGTAGAATACAATTTGCGTTGGTCAGGAGCTAATTGTTCTTGGGCAGCAGCATATACTGATTGCACATAAGTCCATTCGCTGGCAATAGTACCAGTATCATCTAATTGGAACAACCAACGATCTGTATTGTTAACACCTTCAATATTGATGTTTACTGTACGGTTAGGTATAAGTTCAGCTAGGTTAAAGTCTTGATTTTGCAGCACACCTTGTTTGAAATAAAAGAAAAATCCTGTGTTGGCGCTGGCAAATCCCAATTGGTCATTGCGGAATAAAACGTTAAACAGTCCGTTGGGTTGTGGTGCTGGTTCATATACAAATGGTGCTGTTGTTGGAGTGCCCACTGCTGTGGAATTTACTGCTTCAAATGGCATGGTCACGCCATCAACTGTGGCGCTGTATGGCACCACAGGCAAAAATCCCGGCACTAGATTGATGGTATATTCATTAGTATCCACGCCCACTATGGTGCTGCGATTGCCCGGATGACCTATACGTTGACTGTCTATCAAGGCAGCATTGATAATGGCTGTGAATTGTTCAGCCCAGTTGAAATTGGTAGGATCGTTCCAGTTGATTGTGGCATTGGCTAAATTTACACCGTTAAAGTCTGTGACGTTTTCTGTAGTTTGTACAGAAAATACTTTGAGATATCCGCTGGCTGCTGTGTTACGTTTGGCAGTATAACTTACCAAATTGGCCAGTTTTACTACGCTGTCTCTACGTTCGGCTGTGTCAATGTAATTTTCTCTTGTGTTGAGATCATTACGAAAACTCATGGCCTGACCCATAAAAGCAATCACATCCAGCATGGCTATGAATTCAGATGACTCAATGTAGTCATTGAACGTTTCTGGATAGTATTGACGCAGGTAATCTACAAAACTTTTTCGTAGTGCTTCAAAGTCGTAGCTTTGAAAGTCTGCTTCTCTGTAGGTTTGATAGATGCGTTTCCAATCCTCTACTCCGAATACAACTGTTTGTCTAGTGGTGCGTGCCATGATTTGTTATTTACCAATAATATAAACGGCTAGTTTTATACAAAACTAGCTCTTCTTTGTTGTTGATCAAAAAATACACTCAACAATTCAGCGTCGGCATTGGGTACAAATTGTATTTGAATTTCGATTAGTACACCATTTTCTTGAGGGTAAATGTTAGCGTCAGTAATATTGAGTCTAGGATCTCCTCCTCCCACACGTTGTATTTCGGCCAGTATAGCAGTCATTGTGGTTTGATTTTGATTTTCAAACAATATATTCCACAATGTAGTTCCGTAAGTAGGACGTCCGGGTAATTGTCCTTGTAATATATTAAGAGCGTTTAATAAATCGCGCTTGATCAGTTCAGTATCTGTGAGTGTGAACTTTTTGTACTGATTTTGTGTGTTGAATCCGATGAATGTGGCCATAACAATATTTAGTTGGTATCAAGGACCGTCATTGCTAGGACCGTCATTGCTAGGACCGTCATTGCTAGGACCGTCATTGCTAGGACCGTCATTGCTAGGAGAATCATTACCCCCAAATTGAGCTGGGTCACTGTCTCTGGCGTTGGCTGCATCTTGTCCGTCAACTGCATTGCTCAGTCCTTCATTGCTCAGTGTAGGTGCTGTACCAAATCCACCATCATTTTCAGCAGCTGACTCAAAACTATCTAAAGCAGCAGCATCAAAAGTTATAGTTATAGAGGGCAAGTTGTCAGTTCCAGGTATAGTCACAGTATTAGGATTTGCCAGTGCGGCCTGTGTTGCCAATGCTGTGTTTATAGTAGGAGTTAAAGTAGAATTCAACACTCCGGCAATCAACGATCCAATTGGGCCAAATGCAGATGCTGCCAAAGTGGCTACTTTGAGTGCTGCACTTACTGCTTTTGGATCTGATGCCGCGTATGCTTTGAGGGTGTTAACTGCACTATTCACTGTTGCGCTTACTGTTCCTGACACAGCAGGTGTGGCCGATTGTGTGGGCGCGGCATTTAATGCGGCGCTGGTTATTGCACCTATTACCGCAGTAGGGCTGCCACTAAGAGCACTGCTGATCAGGGCCTTTTGTGTTGCTGCATTGTTGAATGAACTTGTAAAGGTATTTGTGGTAGCAGTGGTAGTGTTGGTAGATGGAACACCATCATTAGCTGTACCTGTAAAGGCACTGGCTGCTCCACCGAACATGGCTGCTTTGTCTGCGGCTGTGATTCCACTGCCTAGTACTGGACTAGTTCCGCCAATGCTAATTGGATTACCAGTGCGGTCAGTGACTGGTGCTCCGTCGGCAGTTCTCAGTATTCCACCATAAGTAGAAATTCTATCAGCACCAGTTGATCTACTGTTGATCACTTCCACAATTTGTTCGCCGGTGAGCCCTGATGCAATCAGCGTAGATATAGCTGATTGCACTGCCACAGTAGCGGCTGCAGGATTTGAAGTACTGGTTCCTGCTGATTGAAAATACGGTGTTGGTATTTTTGGATTGCCAATGATAGCTTTCATAGCTTGATTTACATTGACTCGATTCACAGTATTGGTATAGCCTTTGGCTTCTACTGTGCCTGATGACAACGCACTACCGCCGCCTGACAATCCTTGATTTATTGATCCAAACGTTCCGCCAAAACTAGATGATGCAATAAATCCAATAACCCCGACAGCAGCAGCAGTTGCACTATCATTTAGATTCAATGATTTTGTTAGAGTGTTTACTCCAAATTTCGTACCTGCGTTTACCAATGGTCCTATAGTTGATGCTACTTCAGTCCCGGTGATGGTTCCATTCTGCTTGAGTTGATTGAATGTATTTTGCATCAATCCTTGTTGGGTTGCAGTTTGTAAACCAACATCATTCAATATCACATTGATATCTGTTGCACCTTGTTTGCCGGTCCATGATGTAGGGCTACTGAGTATGCCGACTGCATTTGCAGGATCTTGTTTGACTTGATCAGCAATACCCGGTTTGATCAATCCTGCGATTTGTAATTGATCAGCTGTGAGTCCATAGGAACCTAACCCTTTTAGATTAGTGATTACATTTGAAGCTTGGTCAACTGTGACTGCTGTGGTTGCGACCAATCCTTGCACCTGTGCTGAACTCACCGTGCCAATGGTTTGAGAACCGATTTTGGTATTAACAAAATCACTGGTGGTAATAGCATTAGCTACAGTAGCACCTGGTTGAGTAGGTAGGGCAACATACCCTCCTTGTTGTTGTGCAACACTAACTGCTTGTGGACCTATATATGCAGGTGCTGTGGACAATCCATCAATGGACTGTGTCACAGCGTTTAACAACCCGCCTATCGAAATACCCACAAGACCACCTGAGTTGAGTTGTTTGTCAAACACCGCTTGTGCTTGGTCGTAGGTGGCACCCGGCGGTCCTTGCAGTTCGTACGCTTCTCCAGCAGCAGTAGTAAATTTCCAAACGCTCATGCTGTTCTAGTTATGCTCCAATTGGTAGCCACTGGTGTTGCTGCCGGCGGCGGTGAGTTTTTTCCATCACTATTTGTAGTTGCAACAGCAACTCCCTTGTTATGATAAGGATATGGCTCATGTGTGGGCGCACGAGTTACTATACTAGTTAGCGAATTCTCAGTGACCTGCCATCCAGTGCTGTTGTTAAATTTTGTATCTGGCATAGTTGTGGTAGGATACAAGCTAGGCGTTTTTAATTTGGCACCTGCACTGCCGTTAAGATCTATCTTACCTGCATTTAATCTCATTGCACTACCAGCATTCCAAGACCCTGATCTACTTTGCAATGCCAACGATCCGTCGCTGAGAACACCTATTTGTTTTTCACTGTACAAAGTCATTGCACCCTGGCTGGCTATCTGCAAAGATTTTACTGCACCAATGTTAGTGGCAAGATTTGATTTCATATTGATATTGCCGCCAGCATACATGTTGATATCTTTGTCAGCATGTAAATTAATTGTGCCTTGAGTGCGTACATTTACAGAATTAGTTGAATACACATCCACAGTACCTTCGGCACCAAACTCAATCCAAGTCTGTCCACTGGCATGCCCGATATAAAGAAAGTTTTGACTATCATTCATCATGATTTGATGACCTTTGGCCGTGCGTAATCTAAACAGTGAATTTTTACTTTCTAAATCACCATCGTCCATGACCAGCGTATGCCCTCCCAACCGCCCAATTACTTTGACGTCATTAGGACTTAGATTACCTGAGCTTAATTGTTTTCTTATGGTATTAGGATCCAGCCCCTTTTGATAAATGGGTTGTCCGGGCGTAGAAATTCCGTACACTGTGCTAGGACTTTCTCGTTGTGCGTTGGATATGATAGGTCCGCGTTCAGGATCTTGATCTAATCCTTGTTGAAAAAAGATACTGGCCTGATAGCTGTGTACTGGTTTAGGCTGATCAAAAAACTGAGGGTTTTCGTCTAACTGTTTGTTTTCTGTGTTTATTTCAGTAACTGGAAGTAGGGGACTTTTTGCAAAATAATTGCTTTGAGATATATTTTGAGGCACAGACTGACTTTGTGGAGCAGCACCAATGGCTGGCAACATGTGATTTAAATTGTCTTGAATCACACAACCAACATAATAGCCTTGGCTAGGATCGCCTTCAACAAAAAAACATAACACTTGTGTGCCAATGTCCGGAGTGGTAAACCACATGCCATAGCTTTGTTGATTGCCTGGATAATCGCCATAGCCTGCACTGGTTCCAGTTTTTTCTGTAGCACCATAGAAAGGTGTCAAATATCTTACCCATCTCAATCCGCCTTTACCTTCTGGTCCAGATGCAAATTGTTCTATATACACTTGCACACGCCCAGATCTGGTAGAGTCCACTGTGTTTGTTATGGTTCCAATGAACGGACCCATTTCAACCGGAGTACCTCCACGATCAAATTTGTAGGTACTAGAACGTCCAGATATTTGCTGATTATTTTGTGCCATTGATTACGTTTCCTTAAGGTCCTTCATCATCTTGTACTATGCCTTGTGTTGGCACCGGAGTTACAATTCCTCCAACTGCGGTTTCTCCAGGCCTCACAGCCAAAGTGGATGGCGATTCTAATCCGCCAAATTCGTTAGTTTGTCCTACTGTTGCCACTATTGACACCGGCGGCACCGGTGTTCTGAGTGTTGCATTAGAAATAGAAGTTATGGAATTTGCTACCTGTGTGTAAATTGCATTAGTTACGTCAGATATCACAGCATTGACCGCAGTTTGTGTGCCAGCTTGTAGTGGTCGAATAAATGTACTTGTGTTTCCGCCCGAATTGGTCAGAGTTGATATTGCCGACGGATTAGTATTTCTTCCCACGTCAGATGCGCCTGATGTGGTGTCAGTATTAAAATATGCAGTACCTTCTATTTCTTGTGTGAATTTTCCAGCTTTAAAACTGCTGCGAGATTTGAATGCTATGTATGCAACTGATTCTTGTGCATCACCTGCTGACTCAACCAAATTAGTACGATAATTATTTGTACTTGGGTCCATAAGGCCAGTGTTAAGATTATAATCAGTGGGTCGATTCCATGCAAATTTAAAATATGGCACACTGGCAGTGGTGTTGATACTACCATCAGAGTTAAATGGTGACACTACAAATTTACCACTGGTTAACGGAACTACAGATGGAATCCAAGCAGGGTCACCAATGATATTGAGTTTGATTTTGGCATAATCTTGAGTGTACAAAATATCAGCAGCATTGGCTCCTGGTTCAAAAGTTTGACCAGTACCGCCTTGTCTAGTTTGATTACTGGCGGGTAGATAACTTTTTTTAAACAAAAACGTAGATGTATCAAGTTGTTTTTTTATTTTTTCAGTTGCACCAGTTATGGCTTGGTGCCACAATGAATT